CTTCGTTGCCGTGTCTTCTCTACGAGCAGGGCACCAAAGGGCAGCAAGAGGCAAGCAATCGCCGCCTGCATTACATCCTCAGCACTGAACCCAACGATGAGATGTCGGCCTTCGATTTCTGGCAGACAATAGTCGGCTCTTCGGCACTGACCGGCAACTCTTATGCAGAGATCAAGTGGATAAAGGCCACGGGCGAGGTCGGCGAGTTGTATCCGTTGAACCCGCTTCTGACTGAACCATTCAGAGAGAATGACGGCACATTGGCTTATCGCACGCGCCAGGGAGTTAGTCAGACCCCTGACGCGGCTAAACCGAACAACGGCTGGAGAAAAATTGAGGCGAAGGACATCCTTCACTTCAGGCTCTTCTCGCTCGACGGCATCAAGGGCCTGTCGCCGGTCACTCTCGCTAGGCAGGCGTTGGGTCTAACCCGCGCCGCCGAAAAGTTCGGAGCGAGATTCTTTGGGAATGGGAGCAAGCCGGGAGGCGTTCTCTCTGGTCCTGAAGATACGGATGAGACGCTCCTTCAGAAAGCTAAGCAGGCATGGGACGCCGCGCAGGGTGGCAGCAACCAAGGCCGCACTGCAGTCCTGCCGGGTGAGTGGACTTACGCGCAGATAGGTCTTAGCCCTGAAGACTCTCAGTTCCTTCTCACGCGCACCTTCCAACGTTCAGAGATCGCGGCTATGTTCCGCGTCCCTGCGCACATGGTTGGTGATTCGAGCAAGATCAGCAATAGCAGCTACGAACAGATGAACATGTCGTTCGTGCAGGACACACTGCGGCCCATCATTATCCGTATCGAGTCCGAACTGAATCGCAAGCTGCTCCCGCAAGTCGGCTCCAAGGCCAACAAATACTTCGTGAAGTTCGACATCGCACAGCGTCTCCGCGCGGATCACGAGACAACCATGAAGGGTGTAGCAATGGCCCGGCAGTGGTCTCTCATGACTGTTGACGAAGGCCGCGTGGCAATGGGCATGAACCCCATCGGCGATAACACACGGTTGGCACCAATCAACATGTTCAACGCCGACCTCGTTGCTGCCCAGGATGTCATCCCAGGCACGATGGCCCCGCCTGATGAGGATGACGAAGGCGACGACGAGGACGGTAACAAGGACCAGGGCAAGAAGAAGGGCAACGGCAAGACCGACGACCCTGACAACGACCCTGAAGACGAGCCACCTCCTGAACTCGAAGCCTAAACCCACTAGCTCACGCATGAAGGTAATGCGTCACAACGGCCTGCCTTAATCGGCGGGCCGTTTCCGTTTGTAACTCAATCGTGCAACGAGCCTGCGCTCTTGCGAAAGGAACTTACACATGAAAAGAGAACTACGGTTCATTCCTGACAGCGAACTGCGCGTTGTGAAGCAAGGCGACAAGCGGAAGATTGTCGGGTATGCAACCAAGTTCGCTCCAGTGCAGAGCGCGGACCTGGGCGGTTTCGTCGAGGAGATTCATCCCAACGCTTTCGACGAGTGCCTGCGTGCTGCGCCGGACGTGCGAGGCTTGTGGAACCACGACGCCAATCACGTACTCGGTCGCACCAAGTCAGGCACGCTTCGCCTCAGCACAGACAAGACTGGTCTTCAGTATGAGATCGATCCTCCGAACACCAACCTCGCTCGCGACCTCATGGAATCGATGGATCGCGGTGACGTGGATCAGAGTTCGTTCGGCTTCTACTGCATCGACGACTCCTGGCGCGAGGGGCCGAACGGCACTTACATCAGGACGGTTCTGAAGGCTGAACTGTTCGACGTTTCGCCGGTCACGTTCCCTGCTTACCCCGATGCCACATCTGGTACTCGCGGTACGCGGCACGTGCGGGCGCTGTTCCCGGACGGTGACGACGAACTGGTGTCGAAGGTTGCGGCTCTCCGCGCGGCGAAGGAAGTTCGCGCCGAGGACGCACCAGGGCAGAAGACCAAGACAGTGGACGGTGTGGCACTTCATCACGGCAACTTCGCCTACGTTGGCGATGTGACCGACCCCGAGACCTGGAAGCTGCCCATCAACTTCCCCGGCGACGAGGAGAAGACCAAGAGTCATATCCGTAATGCACTGGCGAGATTTAGCCAGACCGAGGGCATCCCTGATTCAGAGAAGTCGAAGGTTTGGGACAAGATCGTCGCGGCTGCCAAAGAGCACGGTATCGAAGTCAACGAGGAGCAAAAGTCGGCTGCAACGGTCGGCGCTGAGACTCCAGAGGCTGCTCCTGCTGCCGTTGAGACTGCGGTGACCTCGATCCCCGAGGAGAACTCTGCTGCGCCTCACATTGACGCCGCACAGTCTGCACCCGCTGCACGAAGTGAAGACGGTTCCTGCATGGGAGACGACTGTAACGACGGCAACACTGGTGACGGCGACGCGAACGACTACGACTGCGAATGCGACTGCGCATCCTGCGTGCTCGACGACTGCGAGAACTGCGCCAACGAGCGCTGCATGGACACTGACTGCCGCGCGATGAACTGCGGCATGCAGACCAGAGCAGCAGCCGAGACGGAGCTATTGCAACTTCGCCTGAAGCTGCATCAGCACCGCGCAAAGGCTTTCAACCGGTAGGTCACAAAGCACCACCTACCTTCGGGCCGTTGAGTGCCTAAGACCTACCCACTCTTGTGCCGGACTCAACGCGGGCACACCCCAAAACAATCCACGAAAAGGATACACACTGCATGAGCAAGCTCGTCACACTGAACGAGAATCGTAACAAACTCATGACCGATGCGCACGCTCTGCTTTCCGCAGAGACCGTAACGGCAGAGGCCCGCGTGTCGGCAACCAAGATGCTCGCCGATGTGGAAGTCATCGAGGCCGACATCACCGCCCTGGAAGCCATCGAGAAGCGTCAGAAGTCCGCTCAGTCGTTTGAGCGTTCGGCGCGTCCCGGTTCCACCAACGGCGGCGCGGTGGTCGATATGACCCCCGAAGAGCGCAAGGAGAAGTACGGCGCGGCACTGCGCGACTACGCCCGCAAGAACTGGCAGGGGATGTCGCAGGAGAACCGTGACCTGTTGACGACCTCGGATACTACCGGTGGCGCGTTCGTACCGCAGATTTTCTCCGGCATCCTGATCGATGCCCTGAAGTTCTACGGCCCCATCGCGCAGAAGGTCGATCAGAAGGTCACCAACAACAGCGGTGCACCGATGAAGGTCAGCCTCGACAACGATACCGGCAACGGTCTGTATCTGCTCGGTACCGAGGGCAGTTCAGTTCCCGCCGAGACCGATCCGGCTCTCCAGTCCAAGATTCTTGGCGTGGATACCGTGACCGGTGGCTTGGTCAAGGTGTCGTTCCAGGAACTCGAAGATAGCTCGTTCGACCTGGACGCGTTCATCCGCAACAAGTTCGGCATCCGTCACGCGCGTGGCTTGGAGTCCATCGTGACTCTCGGCAAGGATTCGGCAGGCACTGTTCTGCCCAACTCCAGCACGGGTGGACTGGTCGGAATGTCCACGGTCTCCGGCACCACGACTTCGCTGGCTGCTGGCATCGGTTGGGACGATCTGACCACGGCCTTCGGCGCTCTCGACGCGGCCTACATCAATCCCACGACCGCGTGGGTCATGAACACGAACACCCGCGCGTACCTGCTCGGCTTGAAGGATGGCTTCGGTCGTCCGTACTTCACGCCCGATCCGGTCAGCGGCAAGGCCTTCGCGCAGTTGCTCGGTTACGACGTGGTGCTCAATCAGGCCATGCCGAACATGGGCGCGAACGCGAAGCCGATTCTGTTCGGTGATCTGAAGGCCAGCTACCTGCTCCGCACGGACGGCGATCCCTCGATCCTCCGTCTGAACGAGCGGTTCGCCGACACGCTTGAGGTTGGTTTCTACCTCTACCAGCGCGTGGGCGGTCTGACCAAGAACGCCGGTGTCAGCCCCATCGTGAACATCACGCAGGCGTCGAGCTAATCACTCGCTCCTGGGCAGGGCGCTCCACTCCAGTCAGAGCCTAAATGACAAGAACACCTGGG